ATTCCGTTAACAACCAGGGCCTCGCCCCGCAATTCGTTGCGGCCGAAACCCTCCGCACCCTCGTCCCGGTCCTTCAGCCCCTCAAGGCCATCGCCGTCACCGACTTTGGTGCTTATGTCGCTCGCCTCGGTCAAGTCGTCCACACGCGCCTCGCTTCCCCGTTCACCGCGGGCAATTACGACCCCGCCGTCGGTTTCGTCGCCCAGGCCGCGACCTCGACCGATATCGCCGTGTCCCTCGACAATCTGACTTATGTCGATGTCGGCTTTACTGACCAAGAGCAAAACGCCATCAGCCCGGAAATGCTCAAGCGCGTTTTCCTCGCTCCTCTCGTTAACGCCGTTACCAAGTCGCTGTTTACTTCGATTCTTGAAGGCACGACCGCCGCTAACTTCGCGACCGCGGGTTACTCGGGCGCAACCTCGGCCTTCGACCGAACCAAGATGGTTGATGTCGCCCAGGCGATGACCGCCAAGAATATCCCTTACGACGACCGCGCCGCCCTTATCAGCCCGACCGCCTATGGTCAGCTCCTCAAGGACCCGACCGTCGCTCAATACCTGTCCATCGGCGACACCAAGAACATTCGCGAGAACGGCGAAGGTCACGGCAAGCTCGGTCGCCTTCACGGTATCGACCTTTACGAATACAACGGTTTCCCGGTGGCGGGAACGGCCTTCACGGAAGGTTTGCAGGGCTTGGCGAGCTGTCGCGAAGGTTGGGTTATCGCAACCCGCGTAACCAATGCCCCTCTAACGGGCGGCGGCACGCAAGAAACCATCGTCGAGGAAGATTCCCAATTCGCCCTCGCGTTCCGTCAGTATTACAATTGGCAGGAAGGCAAGATGCACTTGAATATGTCGTTTGTGAACGGCATCGCCAAGGGCAACGGTAACGGCCTCGTCCGTATCGCCTTTACTTCCTAATCGGAGGTTAAGTCCAAACAAGTCGGCCCCCGTAATTGGGGGCCTTTTTGTTGCCCGCCCTTGTCCTACCCCTCGCCGCGGGTCAAACGGCCTCCGCGGGGCCTTGGCGGGGCGGGAACGATAGGTCCTCGGACCTCCTTTGACTCCCGCGGAGGCATATGGGTTTAATCCAAGACGAATGGGCCGCGGACGCGGCGGTTATCCTGGGCGAGATTCCCAAGGCCGTTACCGTCCGTCATACTCCCGGCGGGACCCCGACCGCGTTTAATGTCCTAATGGGTCCCCCGATGATTCAGCAGGATATGGAAACGGGCGGGTTCCTAAACTCGACCTCTTTCGATGTCAAATTCCTCAAGGCCGATGTCGTCGCTCATTCGGGGGTCGTCGCCTACGGAAACCTTATTGCATACAACGGCGCGGACTTCCGCATCGTCGCGATTAACGACCGCCCTCCGTCCGCTTGGGTAATCGTCCGAGTCGTATCCAAGGCGGGACCCGCCTAATGGCAAAGATTCAAGTCCGCCAGGGAGTCACCGTCGACCCGGCGGGGTTCCTTGCCCACCTTGACGACTTTTGTAAGATTATGGGCCGAGGGATGGGACCCGTCCTCCTCGACCAAGCGGGCAAATTTTGTTTGGATATGGTCAAGTTTACGCGGCCCTTCACGGGCAAAAGCCCCGGCAACGGCGACACGGGGGCGGCGAAAAAGAAGGGTATCGAAAACATTACCGCGTCGGTATATAAGATTTTCGCCCCCATCGAACGGGCGACGGCCTATCAAATCGCCGACCTCAACGATTACGGGGTTTTTAAGCTTTGGAATCGTCGCGCGGGGACCAAGTCGGGTCGGTCGATGAAGTGGAAGCAATTTCAACCCAAATTTGCCCGGGGCAATACTTACGGGTTTATCCCCGCGGGCGGACTGTCGACCATTGGGCAAGTCCATACGCAAGCCCGCGACGACGGCGGTCACGGCCCTCTAAAATCGATGTATCGGAATATGAAAGGGCCAATCTTCATCGTCGCCAAGGAGTCCGACCTTACAAAATACATTAAACAAAAGTCCGCGTCCGTCGGTCGCCTTAAGTCCGCTTATGCGTTCGCCGCGGCCCAAATCGGGTCCAAGGAGTCCTTTAAAGATTGGACGCGGAACCCCCTCGGGGCGAAAAACGCGATTGGGATTAACCAGGTTAACGCGCTCAACAAACCGTCCGTTACGGTCGGGAATTCCATCGGCCTTAAAGGGATGCGGGGCGGGTTGGAAAATTATATCCAAATCGCCATCAACGCGCGGGCCTACGCGATGCGGGTCCAAATGGCCCAAGAGCTCAACAAGCGGAAACAAACCGTTTGGGGGGCGTTCCAAGCGGGCCAGGGCCTCGCGTCCCACAAGTATTTTTAACCAATCGAACCAATGACAACCCTATACGGTATCCGAACAATCGCCGAGCAATCGGTCCTTGCGGCGTTCCAACCTTACGCGGGGGACCTCCCCGGCGTTCAGCTCCACGCGGGGCAAACGGACGAAATCCGTTCCGTCCCAATTATCATCCTTCACGCCGAGGCCGCGCGCGCCCATCCCGATTTCGGGGGCAACCCGTCGGGCAATTTCGAGGTTACTTTCAAGGTATATGTCTATTCCTCCGCGGACGACTCGACCCTCGCGGAACACCGGGCGCGCGTTGAGGCGGCGCAGGGAATAATGGAGGATGTCGCGTCCCTCAAGGCCGCTTGGACGCAAGGGGTTCTTTTCGCGGGTTGGGTCGTTTCCGAGGACGAGGGGGTCGCCGACCGCCGATGGGGTAATTTGATTACCTATAACCTCGTTTGCGTCTACCCGCCCGCCTCTTGACTCCCGCGGAGGTTTAACAACCAAATACGATGGCCCTCCCTCAAACATACGGCGTAGGACACGCCTTCGGCGTTTATTCGACTCTTGGGTTTGTAACCCTCCAATCGGACGATATCGCCAACAAGCTAAATATCGATGTCACGGTAACGGACGAGGCGGGTCGCATTATTACCGACCGCGTCGACGATAAGCAAATCGACATTTCCTTGTCGGGTGTCCTCAAGGACGGCGGAACCCTCCCCGAAGTAGGTATGGAAATCACCTATGAGGGCGTTACCTATATTATCAAGTCGGTCGACGATAACGGCACGAATTCAACCTTCCGCAAGATTTCGGTTAAGGGAGTTAAATACCAAGAAATCTAATCCCTTAACGGGATAACCCATCGATGGAAAAACGATGGTTCAAGGCCGCAACGATTTTGCCTCCAACCGTAAAGGTCGGGGGCCGTCGTCTTTTGCCTTTTTGCCTTCGCCATCGCATCGCGCTTGAGGCCCTCGGTTCGCCCGTCGTAGAGACGACCAACGAGCTGACAACGACGCAATTCCTCCTCGCGGTCCGGGTATTGTCGACGCACGACCTCAACGAAGTCCGCAAACCTTGGACCCTCGCCGAACAAGTCCGACTCGCGGTTTACAATAATTCCCCGCGTCGGTTCCTGCGGGATGTCGCCAAGTTGGTCGTTTATTTCGATGCCCAAGCTTTGTGGCCCCGTATGTGGCAAAAGTCCGACAAGGCAAAGGACTCCGCGTTGCCTTGGCAATTAGTCGTCGTCGCCTCCTTGGTCCGCAACGGCGTTCCCCTGGAGGCCGCTTGGACGATGCCCGAGGCCGAGGCGGTTTGGTTGTATTTTGCTAACTGCGCCGCGGACGGGGCCAAGGTCGAGCTCGTTTCCGACTTGGAATGGGACGCGATGGAGAAGTATCGTAAGGAAAGGGCGGAGTCCGCCGCCAAGGAAACCGACCCAACCAACCCCCGAAAAAACTAACCAATGGCGGACGATGTAAAAGTTAAATTTGGCGGCGACTTTTCGGGAGTGTCGAAGGGGGCGACCGATGCCGCGTCGCAAGCCGGGTCCGCCCTGGGGACGGCGATTGAAGGGAAGGTTAAAGCGATTGGCGCGTCTATCGCCGCGGCGTTTGCGATTGGGGCCGTTGCGTCCCGCCTTTGGGAAGGGTTCAAATCGGGAATCGCATATATGCACGAGCTCAACCTCGCAACCTCGCGGACGGGTCAATCGTCGGGCGAATTCCAAAAACTTGCATACGCGGGCAAGGAGGCCGGGGTTTCTATGGACATCGTCGGTCGCGGCTTGACCGAGGCAAACAAGGCACTCAAGGAGGCGAAGGGAAATGCCAATCAACGCAATATGTTTGAGGCCCTTGGGATGGACGCGGAAAAGCTTGAGGCCGGGACCTATACCGCGACGGACGCGCTCCTCGCGTTGGCGGACCAATGGGACAAATTTGGGAACGAGACGAAAACCCGCGCGGGGGCGATGGCGGTTTTTGGTCGGTTTGGCGAGGGGATGATTCCCGTCATCAAACAAGGCCGTTCCGCGATTGAGGAACAAACCGCGTCGGTCCGCGAACAAACCCGCGGCGAGATTGTTGGGGCCGCCGCGATTGAAAAGAAGGTCGCCGCGCTTGAACGGTATACAAAGCAAATGGAACGATTGGGGGCGGCGATGGTTGGGATTAAACAAATCGCCGGGGAGTTTACCGCGACCGAACAATCCTTTTCGGATTTTGCTTTTGGGGAAGGTCAATATGCGGAACAACCTGGCGGAATGAATCCCGCCTACCGAGAAAAATACGGGGACAAAAACCCTCAACAAGCCGCCGCGGAAGAATTGGCAAAGAAGTATAAAGAACAATTCGGAATCAACCCCGAGGAAATGGCGATTATTGTTAAGCAAGCTTTCCCCGATGCAAAGGGAGCAAATGTCGGTTTTGTTAATGAATTCCAAAAGATGTCCGACAAGTATCTCGCCGACAAAAACAAGCCCGGCCCCAAGGTCGAGGAGCTCGCGGGCGCGTTGTCGGCCTCATCCTTGCAAGCGATTGGCGGCGGCGATGTCGCCTCCGTCCTCTCGGGGACCTATCAAAACGATATGGTCGACCTTACCCGACAAATCGCAACGAACACAAGCCCGCGGGAAACCGCGCACGAAACCACACCTCCCGCCCGCGCGGGCCGATAACTTATGCCAACGACCCGAACCGATTACGGCAACGACCTTTATGAATTGGTCCGCCAACCAACGGGGACCGTCGAAATGGACGCGTATGGACTTGTCCAGGCCCAAGCGACCTTCGCTTGCGATGTGTCCATCCTCCCGACAATCCTTGGGACCTTTGCAACGGGTCAACCTTACCCCGATTCGTTGGGGTTCGACTTAACCTCGTATCGTTACCGCGTTACGACGCAAAAGGCCGGGGTCGCGATGGTCACGGTCGATTATATCGGCGTTAACCGCCCGAACGGTTATTCCGACCCGCATATCCAAGGGGTCGTCAATACCTCCGCGCAACCCATCGAGACGCATCCTAACTTTACCAAGGTAACGGACGGGACCATTTCGTCGAATGTCCTCGCGGGGGTTCCGTCGGCAAAATTCAATAACGCCATTTTCGGCCCGACAATCGACACGAATACCGGGGTCGTCCAATATCAATTCAAGGGGTTCGGCGTTTCGACGACGGCCTCGACGGTCAATATCAAGGCGGGTGTCCGCCAATTCCTTCGCCCGATGACGACGGTCCGCGGGACAATTTACTTCCGCGACTCGCAATCGGGCGCGGCGGAAAAACTCTCGGGAGCGATTGGTCGATACCTCAAAACGGGCGACTCGCAAACCCTCATCGCTCCTTGGATTGTTTATGGGGTCATTTACGGTTCGCGTTGGTTGGTAACGGCGGCGAATATCGAACCAATCGGAACCCCCGATGTCCTAACCTCCCCGGTTATTAAGGTTACATACGACCTTATGTATGGCGGGAAATTGGGTTGGGATAAGGACATTTACGGCGAGTCCGAAGCGATTTTCTAATGGGAATCCAAGGGACCAACGGGACGGGCAACCAATTCTCCGACCGATTCTCGTCGGGGGATGTCATTTCCGCGAGTCAGCTCAACGACCTAATCAACGGGATTTCAACGGCCCTCCCGCAACCCTATCTCGGGGCGGGGCCGAATATCTCCTTCGGTTCGGGCGGGACGATAATCACGACCGCGGAAACCGACCCCTCGTTTGAATTGAATTTCGCCCTTACCTTAACCTTTAACGGCGAAAAGGTAAACCATTGGGAAATCGCCGTCGTCGGGTTCGACGCGGGGGCCGGGACCCTTGGGTTTGCGATGAAGGTCGCCAAGGGCGGGAATGTTTGGAGGCCCGTCGGTTCGGATTGCGACAACGAGCTTCGCGCCAATGTCATTACGACGGACGGGACGATTACGGTCGTCCCTGGAACCAATGCAACGAGTCCTTGGGCCTCGACGGACGGTCATATCGTCATTAACCCCTCGTCGGTTTATTATGTTTACGCATACAAGGTCGAGACGGAGGCGGGGGTAACGAGTTTTTACATTTATGTATCAACGGACGGGACCTTGGCGGATTATTGCCCCGTCGTTTTGCCTACCGGGATTGCTCCTCCCGCGGGGACATACGAGTCCCAAGTCCTCAAGGTCGGCGCGGTTACTTGGGTTGCTTCGCTTACCCCGCCCGCGTTCGTCGTCGACCAACAAGTTATCGGGTCAATCACTTGGCCCAACGCGGGCGGGACCCCCGTTGTTTCCGAGTATGTCAACCAATTCGAGCTCAAGGTCGTTTCGGTCGACATCGAAGGGGAGGCCGTCCCCGTCCTTAAGGTCGCCAGCGGCGCGCACATTTACCGCCCGGTTGACTCGGATTGCGACGAATCATTTTATACCGAAAACCTTACCCCCGACACAACCCCTTCCGCGGTCGTCATTGTCCCTGGGGCGGGTTCGTCGCGGCCTTGGGCATCGTCGGACGGGTATGTTGCCATTTCGCCCGGGGCTTATTATGTCTATGTTTACAAGGTTGAGACATCGACCGCGGCCCAATTTTATATTTATGTAAGCAAGGACGCGACGAGGGCGGACGACTGCCCCGTTTTGCTTCCCCCGGGAATCACGGCCCCGACCGGGTTCTATACGGTCCAAGTCTTATTCATCGGGTCGGCGATTTACGGCGCGGGTTGGGTTATCGAACAAAACATTATCGGGTCAATTACTTGGCCCAACGCGAACGCGGAAATCGCCCCCCCCGAACAATTTGAGGTTCGCGTCGAGTCCGTCGAGGATGTCCAAGTTATTAGGGTCGCAAGGGGTCGGATGATTTCGGGCGTTGGTTCGCTTCCGCCAAACGCGGAATTTCAAAGCTTCAATGTGCAAACCGCCACATTTGGCCTTCGCAATTTCGCCGTTTACCCGACCGGGGCGGCGGTCACGGGGTCGGACCCCTCGTCCATATGGGCGAACGACGACGGATATATTGAAATCCCCGCGGGCGCGACATCGGTTGGGGTTTATATTATTTGCAATCAAAACAGGCAATTCCCCGCGTTTAATACCCTTGGTCGAGGTGTTCCCTATCTTGCAATTATGGTCAACAATTCCGACGCGGAACAAAAAACGCGACCTTGGAAATCCAATTATGCAAACGAGCAAAGTTGGTGGACGATTTGGCTTCATACGACAAATTATATGGAGGTTGAGGTCCCCGGAACGACCCCTATCCGTTTTTACGGCGAGGACGCAAACGACATTAGTTACGGGGTTGATATGTTTCGGGTTAAGCTTGAAAACTATAATTGCCAACGGATTCGGATTGCCCAATTAGACCTTAACGGTGTCACCGGGGTTTGGTCGGTCAAACAAGACCTCATCGGGACTTTGACGATGCCGCATAATTATGTTTACGCGGGGGTGAGGCGCGTCGCCTATAGCCCGACGCAAACGGGATATCCGATTTGGTGGACGGTCCCCGATTACTCGGCGAACCAAGAGAATTGGGAAAAACCCTATACCGGGTCGACGAAATGGGACGGGTTAGGTTCGCCCGCGACCATCGACGAAGGTTATTAAACCCATTTAACCCCCTTTGACTCCCGCGGAGGGATATGGCAACCGCGGTCCAATTCAAACAAGGGACGACCTTCGGGTTTACGGCGACCTATACTCCCGACGGCCCGACGGCCCCGCCCAACCTCGACGGCGTTACCGTTAAGGTCGCCTTCCGCGACGCGGGGTATAATTATTACCCCCTCGCCGTTACCTCGACCTCGTCGACGACCTTTGATGTCCTCTATCCTTTGACGACGATTGGTTGGGTCACGGGGACCGGGTATTTCGATATCCAAATGACATACGGCGAGGGGTCGGTTTTCTATACCGAAACAGTCCAAGTCGATGTCCTCCCGTCAATCACGGGGACCTCCCAAATCACGAATCCAGCGTGGGCCTAACTCTCCAATTCCTTGAGTCGGCGACTCTGACCGCGTCGACCCCATCCCCCGCGACGGTCGTCGTCAATACGGGCCTCCCTGGGCCGCAAGGTCCCGCGGGCGACTCCGCAACGATTGCGGTCGGGACGGTTACGGCCTTGCCTTACGGGTCCGCGCCGACGGTCAACAATGTCGGGACCTCGTCCGCGGCGATTTTCAATTTCGGGGTCGTTGCGGGTCCCACGGGTCCCGCGGGAGTCGGCGTTGTTGCGGGCGGGACGACGGGGCAAGTCCTCGCCAAGATTAACGCGACGGACTTCAATACCCATTGGGTCGACCTCCCATCGCTCACGGGATACGCGACGGAATCTTGGGTCACTTCTCAAGGATACATTACGAGCTCGGCCCTTACTCCCTACCTTACTTCGGCGGCGGCGGCCTCGACTTATCTGACGATTACGAACGCGGCCTCAACCTATGCAACTAACGCCGCCCTTTCGTCTTATCTAACGGTCGCCGCCGCCTCCTCGACTTATTACCCCTTAACGAATCCGTCGTCCTTTATTACAAGCGCGGCCTTGTCGCCCTATTTGACGAGCGCGCTCGCCGCGACGACTTACGCCCCAATCATCGCCGCGGTCCCAACGGGCGGGACGACCGGGCAAGTCCTCGCCAAGTCCTCCGGGACCAATTACGCAACGACCTGGCAAACCCCCGCGGTCGGCGATAAGTATTATACGATTTCAACGACCTCGTTGTCGATTTCCAACGGGGCCAAAACCTTGACGGTTGCGACGGGCCTTTCCTATACAACGCAACAAGATGTAATCATCGCTTACGACGCGGGTCATCATATGCACGCGGTCGTTACGAGTTACAATTCGGGGACGGGTGTCCTCGTCGTCGATGTAAGGCAACATACGGGAACGGGGACATTCTCCCTTTGGACCGTTAATGTCGGCGGCATTTCGTCGGTCGCCGAATGGGGTTTAATCACCGGGACAATTACCAATCAAACCGACCTCTCGACCGCCTTGGGTTTAAAGCTTCCCCTTGCGGGCGGGACGATGGACGCAAGCGCATCAATCGTCCTATCGACCGCGACATACAACTCTCTCGTAAGCGGCGAAGTGTTCGGGGTCGAGCTGACGGCGGACCCTACGCAAAACGCGTCCCTTTCTTTTAACGGGGTAACAATCCAAGACGGGGTCGGGACGATGCAATTATCGGCGACCGCATTAACCTTCCCCGACGCGACAAGTCAAACGACGGCCTTCCCGGGCTTCACGGGTTACGCTCCGTTGTCTAGCCCAACCTTCTCTGGAATCACGACCTTCTTGGGGTCGGGGGGTTGGGTTAGTATTTCCGACTTGGGCCTCGACCTCTCGACCTCAACGGGTGGCGGGTCGGTTATTGTCGGCACATCGGGAATCACTTTTTCGGACTCGACCGTAATGACAACGGCGGCGACGGCATATACCGCCGACAACGCCAAGGCCGACGCGGTCGCCGCGTTGATTAATTATTTCCCCTATTACGGTTCGTCCGTTTCGTTTAATTCAAGCTCCTCAATCCCCGTTTTCATTACCGCGCTCGGGACCTCTTGGGGTATCTATGAGGCCGCGACCTCGACTTATTATTCCGTTTCGTATGTCTCGTCGAATACCGCCTATTTTAGTAGCTCCTGGGGCGGGACGGGTCCGTTTTATGTCCAGGTTAACGGGACTAACTCTTTCCTTTCTTTCTAATGAATAAAAGCAAATACCCAACGGACGGGTTTGCGGCCTTTGCGGTCGCCGGGAAAGTCCGCGTTGTCGGCCCCGTCAAAAAGGATGTCCCGTTTTATTGGGTCGCCAATGTCGACCCTTTGTTCGCTGAAACCGAACCCGAGCTCCTCGCCCTCATCGCCGCCAAGGGGTATACGATTAACCCGATTTCCTAATGACGACGATTTATTCCTCGGGTTCCGTTGACGGACTCCTTGCGGGTAAATTGACCGTCGCAAGCAATCTCTCGGACCTTGCGGACGCACCGACGGCCCGGACTAACCTCGGCCTGGGCGACCTTGCGGTCCTCAACGATGCCCCGTCCGACGGGTCGCAATACGCGCGACAAGACGGAGCTTGGTCGGGAGTGACCCCCGGAATTGCCGACGCGCCGTCCGACTCGAAAGCATATGTCCGAAAGGATGCCGCTTGGCTTGCGTTGGTTTCGGATATCCCCGACTTCGCTTGGTATGACCATCCAAACACCGCTTATTCGACGGTTGTGGTTAATGGCGGAGTCGCCGCGACTTCAGTATATGCAACAAATATTCACAACCTTGTAACCTCGGCATCGTTAGCCAATTCCCGCGCGTCGATGGCAACAAGTAAATCGACATCGGTTTCCGGGTATGTGGGGCAGTTTTATGGCAACGGGTCTTTTGCAAAGTATCGTTTAAATTGGTCTAAAAAAATTGCCCTTTTCTCCGCGTTTAACGATGGGGGAAACGGCATTAACGCGAATGTAAATTATTGGGTTGGGGTTGGGCTTCCATACCCCGCTAATTTTGTTGGCACACTTACCGATAAGGGGATGGGTATTCACATTAACACGACCGCCGCGAATACCGCCCAAATCCGTATCATCTACCACGACGGAACGACGGCGAAGGCATCGGCTTATGTAAATTACAATTCAAATCAAGCGAACAAC